TCTCTGATCTTTTTATTTTGAGAGGCTTTTTCTACAGGTATTGTAAACAAGTGCTCATCTTTTAAAGTATTACGATTCATCCATCCTCGTTTAATCCAGCTAACGTCATCCATAAGTACATATTCATCCACCGCGTTTATAAGTTGGATATACCCAAAGTAGGGAAACAGATAGGGTTGCATAACTGCTACTTTAGTCATTCTGAATCGCGATACCTGACTGAAAAATTATATCGTTTTCTATTGAATCAAACAACACCTCTCCAGCACAAATAAGATTGTTATCACCTACTGACACTCCATTAATTGCAGAAGCGTATTGATGAAAGATATTTTCATCACCTACTTCACAATCATTATTAACAGAAGAATAAATATTGAAGAGATTAAAGTCACCTATTTCAGCGTTCGCATTCACAAGAGAGAAAGATAGAAAAATATTACCTATTCCCATAGAACTACTAGTTGATAAGTAACAAGCAGGTGCTCCCATATTAGGCCAGTGAATCGGAGTCATTTCATAATACTGACAGAAATGCTCTAAAAACTTTGATCTCCACAGTTGGTTTGATGTGCCTAAAACAAATTGAGCATTTTTTGGATAAGTAAAAACACTTGATCCTTCTTCTGTAATAGCAAAGGCCTTGTCATCTTTTAGAATAACAAAGCCCCCAAAATCTTGAATTGAATTTTCTACAACAATCTGCTCAAACACCTCTTGAGCAAAACTGCCATTACCTAAAATAAAAAGTTTCATTTTTCCCTCTATGTAAATGCCACACTTCTGTTGCTAGGCAGTGGCCTCCCCATGAGATTATGCCGCTTGGCGATAATCCTCGGCTACAAAGTTATCGTTTGCAGTTATTTAAGTCTTGCGGTTAAGGTCGCTTGCGCACCTGCTTCTCCACGCACCTATTAACTACCTGTCGATCCTATTTCGCCCCCATCATAAAAGCACGCGTATTAAACAATACTGCTCATAATTTTTTTCAAAGCCTATTTCATAGTCTGCAAGAGGAGCGCCGTTACTTCCAGCGACCCATAGTCTTCTGAAATATCCATCGTAGGATTCTTCTATGGTTCGTGGAGTTACTTTTCGGAGGTCACCTTTGACCATGTAGTAGACTCGGCACTTTTCTTTGAATGTTACCATGCTTTTATGGTGGAGGCGCGGGGTACCGCCCCCCGGTCCAGTCTAGCGTTTAGCTTGCTTCATTGAAGCCCTATTAGTAAATACAGTAATACCTGTTTTTGGTGATTCTGAGTAGCATGAACTATGTAACTGTTGTCTATCATACAAAACAATATCACCTATTTCCCATTTATAAATAGTATCTAATACTAACCCATTGAGCTGAGAGTAGTCAATATGTTTCAAAAATTTTTTATGTATATCAGTATCAAAGATAGCATCTTTGTCGTAAAACTCTAATTTATCATAATCAGTAGAGTTTACTACAACAGTATCACTTGTATTATTGGGTGTGTACCCAAATTTTGCTCTCGGACCATACCATCTATTCTTAAATATGGCAGTATAACTATCATCAGAAACTTGTAATGGAATTAAAATGTTTTTAAATAGAACATTCTGGTTTCCATCACTAGTATCGGTGTGAATGCCAAACCCTCCAAATTTTGCAGTTTTTTGGGTATAAAAGTTAATCACTTCAAACTCAACGTCTTTGTAAACTCTGCTGATTACTTTTAGGAACGTTTCTTTAGGCCAGTTTGACTTATCTAAAGAAACGCTTTTTGAAAAGGCCAATTCCCTATCATCGTAGTATTCGTCTTCAACTGCCATAAAATCAAGAAATGCTTGAACTTCCTCTAGAGAAATAGCGTTTTTTAAGACAGTTACTTTTGAATCACGAGAATAAGTCTTCGTCAATTGTAAACTCCTGTGGGCTATTTTCTGCTGATTTCCAATTGAATACCCTAAAATTATCAGCTTCTAGATCCCACACAAGCTCCATTCCATCTGGGTAGTTTTGTTCAGAACCTGCTCCTTGCACTTTCTCGTCAAGAAACTTTTGGGGAAGATCATAAAGTCGGGCAAATACCATGTCTCGAGATTCCCCGTTCTTCTTTTTAAATGTACCTTTGTATGCTTTCAATTATACCTCCATTGTTATAAGAAATATTATACACAAATTAGAAGGTTATAGCAAGATAGAATCATACCATGATTTTAATTCTGGAACAAAATTAGGAAACTTTAAGGTGGGGGATTCACGATTGTTAATAATAGTTTTTTCTTTAAATTGACGGTGAGCTTTGTCTTTGTTTTTTGGTTCAAACAGTAAAGGCTTAAAAACATACTTTTTTAGACCTTTCAATATTGTTTTTTCATTCTTAAATTCGTTTGTAAGTTTATTGATTAATTCATGCTTTTTGTCAATAGGAAGAAAATTAGGATTTAATGAGCTATCAGATACAAAATAAAATTGAATCTCGATATCGTGCTCAAGTCCCCATCTTAACAAATCACCGATTGAAAAAATTGTGTAGATAGTTAAGGTAGCGTGAACGTAACTGAGATAATCTTTTAAAATGACTGCATTTTTTTCAATATCATCCCACTTACTGCCCATGCGCTGATAACTGTTTGCATCATCAAACCCATCTATTGATGCTGAGATTGATACATTATCAAATTTTTTAAAGAACTTAGGTAAGAATTCGCCTTTGTAATAAAGATTAGATATATTAGAATTATAAAATAAAGACAGGTTTGGATTGATAATTGGGGCAATTCTGATGAAATCAAAATGATCTTTACACTGAAATGGTTCGCCCCCACTAATTCCTACTAATTTAAGATTTGGTAGAATTTTTTTGTAAAAATCTCTTTTAGTTTTAGGATTATCAAAAGTGTTCCAGACTTCTGGCTTAACGCCTGTTCTCTTGTATAGTCTATTACCCCAAGTGGTTGACAGATACGGCTTACACATTTGACAAGAAAGGTTACAGGTATTTGAAAAACCGATATGCGCATACTCAATATTAGGGTTATTAATATCTACAGGAATTTGATCGTATGTTATTCTGTTAGACCAAGCACCTTGTTCCTCTGCATATCTACAGCTTTCACAAGACGGATGCCATTTAGAACTTAGCATATCAGATTTGATTGAATTTAGCCAATCGCTATCAAGATACTCTTCTATTGATGAAAACTTAGTATCTTTAATCATACAACAAGGTGCAAAACCTTTGTTATTAAAATTAATTTCACTCCAGGGACGTGAGCAAAAAGTTTTACTCAGAGGACTCTTCATTTCTGGCATCTTGGTGAGCCTTTAACTTTGTTGCAAAGTCGAATCTGGCAGTGCGCCAATCATCAAGTGGAATTCTAAGGTGTGAGGTGTAGTCCACATTGTAAACCTTAACGTGGTCTGATAAGACTCTAAAGGTCCATCCGTTTGCAGTAACTTCTTCTTGACCGATGAGAGTAATAAATTCTCCTAGAGTAAATACAAAGTTTTTAACTAAATAGTCACTTATTTTGATTGCGAGATGGACGTGTTCTGTTTCTGTGTTGAGTTGGACCTTGATTGGATCGTTGAACATTTTTGTTCTTCCTATTCTTTCGGAGTTGATTTCTTTCTTCTCTGACAAATTGCTGCTCAAGCTGTTGTCTTTTCTTAAGCCACCTTTTACGACCAGCTTTTTTTGCGAGTCTTTTCTCCTCGCCAGGAGGCATAAAGTGTCGCCTATCACGAACCTCTTTCATTACTCCTTCATTATGGAGTTTCTTTTTTAAGACTCGAAGAGCCTTATCGACATCATTGTTGCGAACGAAAATTTTCATACTTTGTGTAGTAGTCTTTAACGGTTGATTCATAGTTTTTATAGGTAAACTCTAAATTAAAAGTTTTAAGTAATTTGTCACTTAAAAGTAACCCTCTAGGCTTACCTGTCGGGCCAAGTTTCTCTTTTACCTCTATATCTTGAGGAATTATCTTTTTAATGGCCTCTGAATTTCTAGTAAAATTATATGAGATATTATACGTGCCTGAATTCCAACTGTCTATAATCTTTTTGATTGTAATAATAAAATCGTCTATATAAATACATCCGGCTCTCTCTAACATATAGGGCTTACCAGCTGCGATCTGTCGTTCTATATTCATCCAGACTGAAAATTTACCATCTCCCATACCATAAACATGAATAGGCCGCAAAATAACGTCTTCATCTCCGCAGAGAGTTTCTGCCTTTATTTTACTGTCCCCGTAATGGTCCACAGCTCCTAAAGAGTACTGCTCGTCAATTACTCCTTCCCAAGTGCCATAAACCATGCTACTACTTATATGTAAGACAGGTGTCTTAGGGTAAAACTTCTTCAATGACTCTAATCCTTTAACTATAGAGTCATGTGTGAACTCAGGAAAATGTTGAGAAAGTATTGCCTCTGATAAAGCTCCACAGTTGATTATTAAATCATACTCTTTTAAGGGTAACTGTGTATAAGAATTAGTTCTGAAGAAATGTCTATACATACCTCTTATCAGACTAATTCTATATTGAAGGTTTAGCTGTCTATGTTTCTTTTCAATATAGTTTGTTTCTTGTAAGCCTTTATTACCTCTATGAATGAATTTGTATCCTACATAGTTTTCATTAAAACCATCAACTATGTCTATAACGTGCTCTTTCCCTAAAGAGTTTACTAGATGACTGCCAATAAATCCAAAACCTCCTGTTATTAGTATTCTCATAATATTCTCTTGTTGTTTTTAGCGTCTATGATTAACGTGTATAGTTCATCCGCAAGAAACTGGTTTTGCTCCTTGTTTAAGTGATTTGCGATCTCATCTTTAGATTTTTTGTATGGATTAGTTCTTAGATCATTAAGAGGTGTTGAAAACTCTAGCCCATGCTCAAACTCATATACCCAAGAGAAGCTAACAAGATGAATTGCTAAACCAGCATAGTGCTTTAAGATTGCCTGATCAAACCAGTATAAATCTCTCTCATATCTTTTTAGTGCGAGAGTTTGACTATGTAAGTACTTATAGTATTTGTAAGCAGCGTCATACACAACATTGATATCTTTGTTAGCCTCTGCAGTACCTATTGAAATAGGATAGCTGTCATGATATAGTCTGTGTGGCTCAGTCCAGCAAAATACGTTGATATCAGCGGTAGGGTTAAAGCTTTTGATAGCGTGCTCGTGCGCGGAGCCAGCCTTACCAAGTCCTATGATTGAACACTCTAATTTTTCTGCTAGTAGAGTAGTCCATGCTAGCTCTGAGTGCCTTAGCACCCCATATCCGCCTTTACGACAGAACGAGTCTCCACAAAAGTTTATCTTACCCAAGTTTCTCGCGGACCCACTCTATTGCTTTGTCATCAAACAGTTTAGCCTGAATGTGTGCCTTGTATGCATCATTCTTAAAAAGCATGTAGCAGGGCAACAAATCTGGTTTTTTAAGATGTCTTGAGAGTCTAGAATCAGTTTCATCAGCTGCCTCTGTTTGTAGCCCAGTAAACTCATTAGATATTGTCGAGAGCTGATTATTGATGTAGTCTACATTTGTCTGATTAGCTGAATCAGCAAAACCAACTAGTTTATGAGTCATGTAAATGCTCCCTTAGTGTTTGTAGCTCAGTTTCCAGCATCGAGACATGCTCTCTTAACTCATGTATTTCTTGATGCAGGTAACGGATGTCACCGCCAAGATCAGAGGCAAGATCTTTGAAATTTGCGTTCATCTCTCGTAGATGGAATTTGAGTTCTTTTTCTGTGATATACATTGTATTAGAGTACACAAAATTGATTTGTTTGGCAACAAAAAACTCACTCAAGACAAGTTGTTGTTGCGTTCAGCTGCAAAATTAGATAAGATACATTATAAATAATAATAAAGGACAAAACCTGATGCATCGCAGACCATCTTTACAAGAAGCAAAAGCTCTACTCTCTCAACATGCACCTGATATCATGCAAGAGTATCTAGAACTTAAAACTACTCATGGCGAGTTTTTTGCTGCTCGTTATATTGTAGACATCGTAGATCACTATAACCATATTAACAATATTGGAGTTGCCAATGGCTAAATCAACCTTGAATCAAGACTGGTTTCATTCTGGATATAACGTGTGGAGTGTGAGGCGCACTATCGACGAAGCACGGAATATTGCTCGATACTCACCTTGGAAGGCGCATGAGTGGATGGAAGAAGCTCGTAATCGTCTTGACATCTATGAAGCTCCGTTTCACGATCAGTATGATAGTGCTGTTCATGAAATTAACTCACTCTGGCGTTCACTTGAGCGTTACTCATGGTTTAACAAGAGAGAGTTCTGGACTAAAGGAAAAATTCAGCATCCTCCGACATACCTTGAACCAATTTTTGACGAGTAAGCTGTCTTATATTTTGTATATTGCCTAATGTTTTTTTATGTGCTAATTTAATGGAGTTACCAATGCACTTTAAACTTGTGTCGAAAAACGCATACCGCGATCTTGTTAGAAACTGCCGTCGCATCAGCATCTCAGAGCTGAGTGATAGCGAAAAAAGCGAAGCTTTTCGTGAGTTGTACGAACTGTTGAAGCCCCGTCTCGGAGAGACCACGCGTACACTTAACGCTGAGGCAGCCTATGCATCACGTTGTACTCACTGGAACCAGCGTGATCTAGCTGATCTCAAGCCTGTAAAGACTGATCGTAACCCCTGGCTACGCTTCAAACGTGAGTTTGTTAATTCTCTGCACGCCAAAGATGCCACTAAGCGAGTAGAAGTAGCTCTAGCATGGTTCTATAACCACCAACATCGCGACGACTGGATTCCTACATAGGTTCACGCGAAGCGTGTGCCTTCATTGCGACCGAAGGGAGCACGCGTTGGAACAGAGTCAAAAATATGAAAAGATGGTATGGAAGATTCTTTCTGGAATACCAATTGAAGTTTTTGATGAGGATGATGGATCAGTTTGGGAAAATGAGACTTGGGAACTAGTCAGGTCTCGGTCACAAGGTGACTTTGCCGGGTCAAGAAGTATTGGCTCGGCAAATATCGTTACAGCACTTAATTTAATTCATCAAAGACTTTTAATAGACTCTTCTGTAAAAGAAAATGCTGCTGAGACTAGCCAGCGTTATTTTGTAGAAATACTTGACGAATTGTGCATTAAAAGATATATCAGAAAAAAACCTGATCTAATAAGAAAAACATTTACAGTATTAGAAAATGATTGAACAAATACAAATTCCTTTGGTTTTTGATCACCCCTTCAAGTCTAATGTTTGGCATCCGAATGTTACCGGAAGTGAGCCTATGGATATATATAGATCTGAAAGGTTTCATAGGCAAATTCCTTGGGTTCTTCAGACTTTTGACCCCCTCTTATCTGTTCACTCTAAATACGATATACCTTCTTTGGATTGGTTTATCTATCCAGTTTCAATGAACGAACCCTTTTATCAACTTCGTTCGTTAATTGGAAACTATCATCACGACTACGGATTTTGGAGTTTCATCTCTCCTCTTGTCATTGATGCTCTTCGCCAAAAGAAGGGATGGATTTTAATTGACGCAACCTTAGAACCTTTGAGAGATCAAGACCTCCAACAAATTTTATCTGCTCTATCAGACGTCTCAGAGTTTCCCAATGATAGAATATTAATTAATGTTTCTAGTCTTAAGTATGTTAACCACCCACAAGTAGTTTCTTTACCTAGCTGGTTAGAGATTCATTTCTGTGGGGCAGGAATTCATGAATATAAAGATACTCACTTAGTAGGCGGAGTACCTAGAGATTGGACTTACTTAGGAGAACGAACACTTGATATATCATACTCCCAAAAAATGGATAAAAAGAAATTTTGTCTATTTCAAATGCGATGGTGGAAAAATAAAGCCTCTGCGATTTTACTGTATTTGATGGGAAAAGACAATCAATTTATACATGGTTACACCACGGCTAACGAACTAGATAAATTTGAAGAATTTTTCAATGATATATCAGCTTACTCTATGTTACCCAATAAATTAAAAGACTTTTCTCTGCAAAACCCAGAAGAGATTATTGATCCCGTTGATAATTTGATAGACTATCAAAAATCGTCTATTTATAACATAGTTGTTGAAGCATATTATGAAAATGATGTAGTAGATTGGCCTATGATAACTGAAAAGATTTGGAGAAACGTTGGCTATAGGAAGCCATTTATTGTAGTTGGCCAGAGACATCTTCTGAAAAAATTTCACGAATTAGGATACAAATCCTTTGACGAGTTTATTGACGAATCGTATGACTCAGAGATTGATGACATAAGGGTATTTAAAGCTTACAATGAAGTAAAGAAATTAAATAGGATGTCGCAAACAGGTTTAGAGAACCTTTGTAGTAGCATAGGTCATATCCATGACCACAATGACCGTAATTTTCAAAAAAGAGTTTCTTCAACGTATAGGCTATTTCATAGTTTGAGTAAAAATGATTTCGATTTTATTAGAAACTTTACACAAGCCTAATATTTTTAGTCCAAACTCGTGTGATAATAATTTCTTTATTAATTATTACTGTCCAAAACATAGAACTTTTTTACCTACTCAGTTTCATCCCTTAGATATTGAAGTTTATACTAAAAATAGCATTTCTAAACTCGATTGGTTTGTATACCCAATAATAATAAATGAACCCTATTATCAAATTCGTAGTTTAATCAAACCTCATGATCCTAACTACGGGCTATTCTCTTTAGTCTCTAAGGATATTTTAGAGGCCATTAAAGATAATAAAGGGGTGATATATGTAGATATTACCGCTGAGCCAATTAACGAGCCTGATTTAAAAGAGTTAGTTGCTACATTCGTAAATACAGATTTGAATATCATATTTAACATATCTCGTGATGACTACTGTGATGGTAAAGTATTTTTTAATTTACTTGGTTGGATGGAAAGCTTCTTTTTAGTTCGTCCATTACGTAATCAAACATTCAATGGTTTTAGCGGTAAGACAACGTACTCAACTAGAGAGCAAAAATCCTTTAGTTTATTTAATGCTCGTTACGATAAACATGCTGGAGCTACAATAATTACCCATTTATTAGATAAGTATGACTTATTCAAAAAGGGGCATGTATATATCCAAGATAAAGGAAAAAATATTGTACAAGCCTATGATCAAGCAAAGTCTCAATTTTCTTTAGATTCACCCTTACTTTTCAAATTGAGAATCAATGAGATAAAAAATACTCAAGATATATATGATATTCCAATTTGGATATACTTTGCTATGAAATATTCATACTTTAATCTGGTAGTAGAGGCTTACTACTCTAATGATTCTTTTAATTTCCCATATGTAACTGAAAAAATATGGAGAAACTTACCTCTAAACAAGCCTTTTGTAGTAGTAGGTCAAAAACACTTATTAAAAAATTTTAAAAGTTTAGGCTATAAAAGTTTCCACCCTTATATAGATGAATCTTATGATAATTTTTCTGATAACGATAGAGTTTTACGCGTTTTTAAGGAGACTTTAAGGTTATGCTCTTTTACTGAAAATGATTGGATAACTTTTAACAAAAAGACTAAACACATTCATATCCACAACAAGCATAATTTTTTACAAAGACAGAGGGATTTTATTAATGTTCTTAGACCTAGATAAATTTGAAAATGTTTCGTCTTATAGGGAACACAAATTAAACTTTTTTGCTGTTACTAAGTGTTGTGGTACAGCAATAAAAGCCTCCCTACTTCGTCAGAAAATTGAAAACTCATCTAGTTTACGATATGACTACGTTTATGACCATCCTGATGCTGTTTATATAACAAAAGAACACGCCAGTATGATGAGTGACGAGTGGTTAAACTTCTCTGTTATTCGTCATCCCTACGTTAGATTCACATCTCTTTATAAGCATTTTATTATCAGAGACCCTTTGAGAAGAAAAGAACTACATCCCCATCTACAGCAGTATGGAGGATTAGACTATTTTGCAGACTTTTTATTTAATAACACAGATGATCAAACTTGTAATCACCATATGAAGTCAATTTGTTCTTTCTTAATGGATAAAAATGATGTTATTATCCCAGATATAGTGTTTAGGTTTGAACAAGAATACCACACAATAGTTGATTTTTTAAATTCGTATGGATGTACCTTAGAAAAAGCTAACGTTTCAAACATAGATTTAGAATTATCTTCCTACACTAAAAGACTAATTAAAGAGCGTTACGCTCTAGATTTTGAAACCTTTAACTTTGAGGAGTAACATGGAACACGCACTTAAGCAAGAAGTAAAAGCAGAAATTAGCCGTATTGTTGATCTGATGATTCAGGTCGAGGCTATGCGCGAACAAATCGCATCCCTTAAAAAAGACATCAAGGACGAGTACGGAATTCCTGTAGCTACTATCACTAAAGTAGCGACCATTGTTCGTAAACAAAACCTTTCAGAAGAAGACGAGAAATGGGAAGAGATTAAGGATTGGGTGGAAACCTGTTCTTAATTTTTTTAGCTAATCTTGTATGAGACTTTGCTCCTGCATGGGACCCGTCAGGAGCAGGGTCTTTATGTTTTTCTAAATCTAAGTGGAAATCTATATAGTCATCTGTTAGTGTCTCTAGATGACTTTGCAAATGCGGAAAACAACAATGATGTATAGTTTTAATTCCTGCTTTTTGTGTGAGTATAATTTGTTTCGCTACAAAAGAAGACCATAAATCTTGCACTTCATTTTCTTTAGAAAAGTATAACATACCTGCTGCGTGCCATGCAGCTCTGTGTTCTTTAGTATTTTTTCGCTGATTAGCCAGGATTTGTTCAGAGAGAATCCAGTTGCGATAATACTTTTCATTTTGAATTACGTGATTGGCTACTATAAAACCTTGAGTAATATCATTTCTAAAGTCCCAGACATGCCAACGATATTCGCTTGTATGACCGATAACAATTAAATCAGGTTTCATCTTGACAGCTTCTTCAACTTGTGTTGTAATAAGGTATTCAGAAGCTCCGCTTTGGGCTAAATTTTTAACATTATTAGATAACAGGTATGGATAGGCTTGATTTTTATCTTCAAGCCCTTCTCCTTCTGTATAACTGTCTCCACAGGCTACTATGAACATTAATGACGATATCTTTGTTGTTGGTAATTCTTGGTCTATACCAAGTAATGAGGCCCCAGTTCCAGCTTTTGATCAATTAGGCTTAAAACATCGCTGGGAACTACCTGGAGTAACTCTAGATGCACAAGCAGAATACATTATAAATAACGATCTTGTCAATAAATTTAAAGTAATTTGGTTAATCGGACACCATCATCGAGCCGACCCTCGAGGTAACGGTGATTTTTTATTACCTTACCATTGGGGAAACGGTGATATTTGGGGTAAACTTGTTCAAGATTTGTGGTTTAAAAAGATTACTAGACAAGCATGGTACTGGCGAACTAGCGCTCTTTTTGTGCGGTCTGTTTTACTTGATGCTGATCCTTCTAATCTTTTATTAATTCCAATTTATCGTCCTAATGTCTTAGATAATGAAATGATTGCGGAAAGCCCGTGTATTTGGCGATACTATCTAAGAGACTTAGTAAAGGAATACCCAGACGGTAGAGGCCACATGAATCAAGCAGGGCATAATCATTTTGTTCCTAGGCTAGCATCGGAGATTAATAATAGATGGGAAATTTCATTGACCCACACTGGACCTCGGCTATAACCATTGGATTCAATGAAACTATAGCAAAAAATGCTACAAAAATTGTTGAATTTTGTGAGAAAAACTATATCTTGCACGGTCATCAATGGAGATGTGACGTTGCTGGAAAGATTGCGATACTTTTAAAACCTGGTGAAGGGTATGAGTGGCATTTTGATAATCTTGATTATGCCCATAAAAGACTCACAAGTTCTAGACCTCAGAGGTTTTGGACTCACATAATTTATCTCACGGAAGGTAAACCTTTTGAAATCGGTTCGTGGTCGCCAAAAGGCGAAAGAGTGGAGCAAACAGATTTTTCCGCCCCAGAACCAGAGAATATCTTGGCGAGGATTTACCCTAAGCCGGGGCTCTCTATTTGCTTTCCTTGTTTTATGGTTCACCGTATTCAACCTATTGTGGATAATCGTCGTTGGGCTTTCGTTGACTTTGTGAATACACCGGACTACTTAGGCAATTCTAAGAAAGATTTACAAAATTTATTTAATAGGTATTTTGATGAAGATACTAGGCGTCAGCTCCTATCACCACGATAGTGCAGCTGCTTCAATTAAGAATGGACACATTGAGGGGGCTTCTCATGAGGAGAGGTTTACCCGACAAAAATATGATAACTCTTTTCCAAAAAATACAATAGAATGGTTAAAAGACCCTCATGAGGATTGGGAGTTTGTCGCTTTTTACGAAGAAACTACCTACGATAGATTTAAGTCTGACATCCGTAAATACACAAGAGCTAGACCTATTTTAGTAGATCATCACGAAGCTCACGCCATGAGTTCTATCCTTATGACTGATTGGTATGAGTGTGCTGTGATGGTAGTAGATACAGTAGGTAATAAATTTTCAACATCTTTAGGAGTGTATGAAAATGGTCAAATTACTTGGCTTAAACGATTTCGTTATCCGAACTCTCTTGGTTTATTTTATTCTAGTGCTACTCGTCTTTTGGGACTTAAACCATTATCAGACGAATCCCAGGTCATGGCTGCAGCTGCTTACGGAGAGCCTAAATGGTTTGATTTTATAAGATCAAAAGTGCTACACCACGATTACAAGGGTCATTATGACTTATTAATAAACCTTGAACGAGGATTAGGGTATGGTTCTTTAGATTGGGATATAGCTGCATCCGTACAAAAAACTATTGAACATGTTTTAGTTAATCTTGCTGGATGGTTACAGAACGAAACTGGTATGAAAAATTTAGCTTATGCAGGTGGGGTAGCTTTAAATTGCGTTGCTAACACTAAAATCGCAAGATTCGCAGGGTTTGATGATATAGCAATTCAACCAGCTGCAGGAGATGCAGGTTGTGCTCTTGGTGCTGCAGCACTTATTGAGCGGCCGCTGTGGGAAAATGCTTATCTTGGAGTAAATGCTAATGACGGAATCTTAGCGGATCAACAAGCTGAAAAGGTCTTAGCAGGGGAAATTGTTAAGATTGTTCAGGGTAAGGCAGAGTTTGGACCTCGTGCACTAGGTAATAGAAGTCTAGTTTGTACTCCCACACCAGATAACATAGAAAAGTTAAACACTATCAAAAATAGGAAAGAGGATAACTGGCGTCCCTACGCTCCTATCTGCCAAGAGGAGGAGGCTTCAAAATGGTTTAATATCTATAAACCAAGCTATGAGATGTTATTTACAGCTGATATTCGTGGTGGTAATTTTACCACCTATGATAACTCTGCTAGGCTGCAAATAGTAAATGCAAGTAAAAATCCTTATCTATGGAAAATTTTAGAAATCACTAGGCAACATGGTTATCCTATATTAATTAACACAAGCCTAAACGCTAAAGGTAAACCTATTGTTAATACTTTGGAAGATTTAAATGAGCTATCAATATAATTATAGAGATAAACCATATGGTCACTCCGCGGCCATTCAAGACAAAAAAGTAATAGATTTTATCACTCAGTTCGAGCCAGACTTTAGTAAAGTTTTATCTAAAGAGATAGATCAAGAATTCACCACAACATTTATCGATTGGATTAATAATACTAACAACTTTATTGAGGGATTAGATGATCTGAAATATGCTGTGTACTCTAATGGAACCACTGAGGGTTTTGATAAGTTTTACCAAAACAATAGTCATAGACGTTTTCGGTGTTTCAAAGGGGAATACTTATATCATAAACTAGCTTGGAGAGAAAAAGATTGGGCTTTTATTGAAGATGATGATATTTTAGAAAATGATGCGGTTGTAATTAGTCTTCCCTTTGCGGATACAGGATTCAAACACTCTAGACAAGATGAAGTATTAGAAATATGCTCATTTTTAGGTGTTCCTGTTTTACTTGATGCTTGTTATCTAGGAATTTGCTCTAATGTAACCTATAATTTCACTTGGCCTTGTATCACTGACGTAACTTTTAGTCTAAGTAAAGTTTTTCCTGTTGCACACGCTCGAATAGGAATGAGACTAACAAAAATGGACACTGATGATATGTTATTTGTGTATGCGAAACAAGGGTATACAAATAGGATAGGGGCAAAACTAGGTATCAATTTAATGAAAAACTTTTCATCTAATTACATTTTTAATACTTACAGAGAGAAGCAACTTAGTATGTGTAAAGATTTAGATATCACTCCTAGTGACACTGTGGTTTTTGGTATTGATTATAAAGGTGATTATTCTGAGTATAATAGAGGAACAAACTCTAACAGACTAGGTCTTCATAAATTCTTAGGGGAACAATGAACAGTATAAAAGTAACATGGACATTAGGGCAACTAGAGTCATTAGATATACAAATGCCAAATAGTTTTGCCGGAAGGTATTCTTTAGAAGACGGTGTAAACCCTGATATTTTAAAACACTTTGGAAATTGTGGAGTGTATAGAGAGTTACCTAATTTCTTTGATTTGGAATCTATATCGAAAGAATTTTCTAATTTAGTAAATAAATCCTTTGCAATACACAAAATGTCTCCAGGCATGTTACTGCCTCTTCACAAAGATAACTACAAATATTATTCTGAAGTGAATAATATTCAAGACCTTAACACAATTGTAAGAATTATTGTGTTTTTACAGGATTTTCAACTTGGTCACATATTACAAGTTGAAGACACTCCGATTAGCTCTTACAAAGCAGGTGACTATATTCAGTGGGTCGGGCAGACTCCTCATGTTGCGGGTAATTTAGGTACTGTAGATAGATACACTTTACAAATTACTGGGACAAAAATTTAGGATTATATATGAAAAACGTCTACTTATCTCAGACATCTATTTTTTATGATGGACTACCCTATGTTTATCTTCCATACTCAATAGGAAGTGTCTGGTCATATGCTAATCAGTTTGATATAGTTAGGAATAATTACAAACTAAAAAAATTACTTTTCCTCAGAGATAGTGTTTCAGATGTAGTCGAATCGTTAGACAATCCAAGAATATTTGGATTTTCTAGTTATCTTTGGAACGAGAATTATAATCTTAAGATCGCTGAAAAAGTCAAAGATAAATACCCTGATTGTACTATAATCTTTGGAGGGCCGTCGGTTCCTGAAAACTCTAAAAGGTTTCTTTCAAAATATCCATTTATTGACTTTTGTATTCACAATGAGGGGGAAGCTTCCTTTTACAGCCTATTAAAAGAATTTGAGAGTCCTTTCCCTAATTTTGATTTACCAAATATTTCTCATCTTAAATTTGGTGACTATTTTAAGGGTGAGTTTGTCAGAGCACTTAGTTTAGAAGATATTCCTTCGCCTTACGCTTCTGGTCTTTTTGACAATATGCTGATAGAATACCCAGATTTAATTTTCAATCTCACACTTGAGACAAATAGAGGATGTCCTTTTTCTTGTACATTTTGCGATTGGGGATCTCTAACAACTGCCAAAGTCAAGAAATTTGCTTTTGAAAGAATTAAAGAGGATTTATTATGGGCTGCACACAATAATATAGAATTTGTTCAATGTGCAGATGCTAACTTCGGCATCTTCAAACAAAGAGATACTGAAATTGTTAACTATATTATTGATCTAAAAAATCAGTATGGATATCCTAAATCTTTCTCTACCTCGTGGAATAAGAATATGAAGACTGACTTACTTAAGTTAGCAAAAAAATTAGTTGATGCTGGTATGTTTAGAAGATTTACCGCGTCCATTCAGACTTTGAATGACGACTCTTTAGTGGCTGTGAAGAGAAAAAACTTAGATGGAAGTGATTTTTTAAATATCATTGATGAGGCTAAAGATTTAGGTCTACCTGTCTCCACTGAAATTATTATGGGTCTTCCAAACGAAACTTACGAATCCTATTTAGATCTTCTTGAATATCTGAGGGTAAAAAATGTTCCGTATAACTATGGCCATCTTCACATTTTGAAAAATTCTGAGATGGCTAAAAAATCTTACATACAGGAGCATGAGTTCGATATA